CATAAATGGAACCTGTAACACGCTAATCAAGACACGTTTACATGCATCTGTTCGTCGTTGCCTAGACCCTGTTCAACCACCTTCAACTAAGTACGCCTTTTAAAAGAAGATCTGGCTCTTTGTCTCGGCTCCACGACTCTAGGATTGTCTGCACATAAATCGATGGTAGTTGTTCCTTGATCTGTATCATCGACTTCTAGCTCTAGGTGTAGACAACAGTGAGATCCTACTAGAATAATTGTATTGGCTGTTTTGATTTTTGTTTTTGGTTCTAAGTAAGTCGGGTAAGGCAGCATGTGCTTTTGTACAAAAAGAGGCATCTCACATTTTCGTTCGCAATACAACTGTCGATAATTAGCAAAACCTCCCCTTTGTTGACTTAGCACATAACTACCATAGTTAAGCATTGATGTCAAGTCTCCATTAACCCCGGGCAGATAAATATCTAAAGCTTGACGGTCTTTGAAGTTATGGACACCGATGGGACTTTCATCCAAACCTGTAAAGACAGCAATTTCTAATCCTATTCTAGTCTCAACTACCTGAGGTTCAGTCGTATCCGCTATTTCCACAGCCACTATAGGTCGGCGACGTTGCTTGAAGAATGCGCATAAGGTGTCATTAACTCTACCATGACCAAACGCTAAAGGCAGACCGTTAGTAAAATCTAAGGAGTCATCTCCCCACAAACAAGGCATGAAATCCTTAACCAGTACGCCTCTATACTGGAAAGGTTTCTCAATGTATTGCTGAGGTAATCCTAATGAAATAGAAAAGTTGAAACTCATCGGCACCTTGAAAATCCGACCATCGAAAATCCTACACAAAGGCATACCACCCGGAGATTTAAAAGACATTCCCTTGATCCTAGCAATCCTCTCAAGTTTAGTTTCCTCTTTTTCAAAATCATCATCCTCAAGCAATGTGATACGTTTCTCTTCCTCTGTTAACAAAGTCCCAACTGAAACTTTACAGAACCTTGAAACACGTATCTTGGACAAATCTGGCAGATCCACATGCGTTGACATACCCATATTACTAGGCTGTTGATCACGTTTCCTATGACGCTCTAAGTGAACACGAACTTTTGGAGGAGAAATCATGTCTAACGTTTCTTGATCTATTTCAGGAGCTTCTACTTCAAGTAAATCCATGGTCCTAATGAAGGCTTCTCGTCTTTTAGCAACTGGAGCAGGTTGTATATAGCGTGGATTTAGTCTAGTTGCCACCTTCCTTGCCAAACCTATACTGTTGCAAATTCTAGAGAAGCGGTGTAAAGTGTCAGGAATACCTGTTATTTTTGAAGATTTTTTGGCTTTCTTATTGACGGGTTCAGCAAAAATGTGCATGGCATTAGCTAACGACATCATACCCAACTTGACCTGTTCCTTAACGTCATCCTCCAGACTCATCCACATGGCGTTCTGCATCCGTTGACTGCGAGGAAAGAATCCAGACACTAGTTCTGATATGTCGCCAGGTATAATCGAATATTGATCCAATAGATCCATTTTTTCTGTACTTACTATCCATTTTTGTCTAAACATTTCAAGACCTCCGAACAATGCGGACTCAGCTAAATCAGGCGGATCACCCCAAAATAGAGAACTTCTAGCATTATTCACGACTGTCACCAGATCTCCCATTGGAGTGGCCCCAAGCAAAGGTTGTAGTATAAGTGTGCTATGGATTGGGGATTGGGGAACCATGCCATCTTTAGTTATTACTATGTTGTTGAATTCCGCTAAATTTGTAGAAATTATCGGTTTAGTAATATTTTCTTTCATCATAGACAATTTGAGTAATGTATTTGGGATCTGAACTGCAGCTAGCTTAACATCTTGTACATCCATAGTTCTTCTAAAATTAATTACCCGCACAACGTCATCTGATGTTGTGGCACAATCAGTCAAAACCAAGGAGTCTGTTATAATTTTCATTGAAGCATTTAATCCCAAAACTGTTGTAGTGTTTATCAAACCCCCTGTGTTAGCATATATACCCTGCATCATGTGCATGTAAGTAGTGATAGTGGGAACTTTGCGTCTTTCCTTGCCCTCTTGTCTAATCATCATGTCAAAATCCAATCCTTCCAGTTTTTCGATTTTTGTGAATCCTGATGGGAAGACAATTTTCCGTTTTGTATTGGCCGTTAACATGGATCCTGCAGCAATTAATCCCGTTGACTGTAACTCTTGACCAGCTATGAACACTCCTAGACCCATTAACTCCGGATGCATAAACCCGCAAAAATTAGATCGATCCTCTGAAGACAGTATTGATGCTCCCCGTCTTTGTAAAGCTGACATACACATTTCAACAACTTTAGTATATTTCTGTGGATCCGTCATCATGTCTGAGTCTGTCGAGTTGTTGTAGTATGACACCAATGATTCTATAAAATATTGTGAAGGCCGCATGTTGATGTCCATTATAGAAATATCTCGATCTGCTGACTTGGCATCCTTCATGTGCATAGCAAATACTTGAGGAATTGGACCAAAATCTTTGTCTAGTTGCTTTGTCAACAATTCATAAATGCCGTGTTCAGTTTTGGTGCTTTTCACTAAAGATGAAAGAAGTTCCCTGACTCTGGCTTGCTTGACCTCATGCTTAATCTCCACAGAATGGTGATCGGTCATCAATGGCCATAGAGCGAATTTTTGAGATGCACTCCCTTTTCCTATTTTATCAAACCCTTTAGCTGACAATCTAGATAAGGCGGCAAACATCAAGACATTGAAAGTTATGCAACCAGGATCAGTGTTCATAAGCCGGTTGTAATCATCTTGAGTGCGTCCCTCAACTCTCCCTTTCCGTAGGTAATTTAACTGTTCTTGTAGATATGATAACCTTTTCGCACGATTGGCAATCTCTTCACGTTGATTGTCTATTATTTTATCCATACAAGCATTGTCGTGATCTGCCTTTCTAACATGCCAATTCATACCTTGTGGAAGATCTTTCTCTAGTGACATTAAAGGTGTAGGTAAACGAAACAAGGGAGTCTCAGTGTGTGACACATACTTATGTTCATCAATGTAGGTTATTATAAGTCTGATAAGCAGGAAATCAGGAAAACGCAGTGGATGTTTATGTAACAATCCCTTTTCAAACAGTGCCTGCAGATCACCTGACTGACTCATATGACAGCATGTTGTAAACCGACTAGTACCTGCTATTACCGAAGTTCTCCAAGTAGAATCACACCAACTCATCAACACTCTTGACAATATTTCTTCAGTTGCTCGAACTCGACCAGTTGGAATAAGAGGAATGGTGGCCGCATGCATGTTTAAATACCTATAGGGCAATGCACTCGCAAAATGAATGTCGTTCCGTGACACCTTAAAAGTGGGACCTCGGTAATAGACATGAGAAGGTTTAATAATTTTTTCCCACTTACCAACATATTCTTGAGGAGGTGGTTCATCAAACATATAATAGCAAACATCCCATATTAAACTCGATCTTTTCTTTCTGCACCAGGAAATACCGACCCGACTGTATATTGAATAGAAACAGCCTGTTTTTCCCAGAATCTTAGGGTACAGCTCAGACATCAGGTAAGCATACTGAAAAGAACTGAATCTGAGCAAGTATTGCAGTTTAGCCTCATGTATAACTCCTGTTTCAAATTCACGCTGCGGGACATAAGGTACTCTAGTCCATAACAATGCGGTGGGGTCACTAGTATAATCATTGACGTGATAAGTGGATTGATTGTTTGTAAACTCGTATACATAAACAAACAAGTCTCTCCGGGCTATGTTTTTCATTAGAGTCAGATGTTCACACTTGAAACTACACAAAACTTTGAATGGAGATGGTACTAGCCCCTTCTTGCTTGTTTCTTTGAGAAAATTCCAGAATACAGCATTGTCTAGAACTGGTAATTTGACCTCATAATGCAAGTCTCTTTTGTCTGCAACGTAATCACTAAACCAGGACAACCACTGTTTTTCCAAAGCCATCCGTTGTCGAGTTGTCTGACTCTCTAACTCTCGACCTAGTTCTCTTACAACGGTGGTATAAGGACTGTACCCTGTGTCAAGGTTAGAGTTCCAATAAGTACCAATGTCCTGTTTGTCTTCCCCAACAGCCAATTTAAAATAATCTGTTTCATTCAGTTGTGGTACGCTAGCCGACAAAAGTAAGTACTTTCCAATGACCCAATCAGCATGTGTCTTTTCTCTTTTAAGCCTCCATGATTCACCTCCTACTTCTATCAGCACCTCATTCACGAGTACATCTCCCCCTTCATCTGGCTCCAGCACCCCTCTTCCAGATCTCGCTAGTCCTAAACAAGAAGCCATGTGAAGAAACATTGAAAAACCTAAACCTGACCCTTTATTTGAAGTCTCTTCATTATACCTGTTGGCTCTGTCCCAGATTCCTTTTGCTGAAAACCGGACACTTTTTCCCGTTGATCGCAGAACTGTACCAATGTACTGTTTCTCTTTTCCCTGCACATGGTAAAAGAGCTCTCTGCCACATTCTTTTATGATACCTTTCCGACCCACAAATTCATTTAAATGGATTAAGGTTCTATCTTTATGGTCTTTAGGGTAATTAGTGCATGGTTGATGTTTTAGTTCTACAGGACGCAAACCTTCAATCTTTTTGGGCATCATAATATCAAGCAGTGAACCTATGTTTGTCAAATCATCTCCAAAAAAGTTGTCTGGCAATTCTAAAATATCCTCGTTCCACTTTTCAATAAAATCAAAGTCATCAGGATCAAAAAAATCGTCCATGTCATCAAGATACGAGTCATAGGGAACAGGCTCCACTTCTTCAGGAACATTCGATAAGTCAGCCAAGGATGATCCAACAGGCGCGTGAGACTGATAGCTGTATTCTGAGTCTGAGGCTTCGTCTTCCATTTTCCATTTGAG